ATATCCTATGGAAGTATTTGTATGTGCAAAATGCGGAAAAGTTCCGGAAGAATTTAATGATCGTAAAATGCTTCCAGATGAAGTATTAGCAAAGAAATCAACAATAATTAAATAACAATTTAAATTTTAAAACTATGCAGCAATATTATCGTGCAACAATCAAAATTCAATTTGAAGACAAAAAGGGAAATCTGAAGTATAAAAAAGAAAACTATATTGTATTCGCAATGTCACCGACTGACGTAGAAGCCAAGTTGTCAAAACATTTAGGGGACGGAAACTATGAAATTGTGGGTATAAATCTAGTAGGAATTGTAGACGTTATTAAATAAAAGTATTTCGAGTTAACTCAATATGATCATAATAATATATAAATAAAATAATATAATTATTATGAGTAACTTTGATAGAAAAAAATTTGTGTTCCATGAAACATTTATGAACTCATCGGGAAAAACTTCTGGGAGTGGGTTTATTGGTGTTATTTTAGGATTAATTGCTGGTGGAGCTTTTATCTCAACTATATTTGGATATTGGTTTGAAATTCCAAATACTATTGAAGTGATGGGCGAAATCTTAAAACTTGTTGCTGCGTCAACAATATTATTAGGCGTAAGAAAAATTTCTGGTAATTTAGTTAAAAATGGAAACGGTAATGGAACAGTAGATGTAAGTACTAATGTTCAACAAAAAGGATAAAAATGCCATATAATTTTGATTTTTCACAACTTACAGATATTAAAACGATTGAAGTTCACCCAAAAGGATGGATAACGCCCCTTCAAGTTGAATACGGAATCGCAGAAGATATAAAAACTTATGGAAAATTATCTTATTTTTGGAGAGTTAAAGGAACACAACACACATTCGTTATTCCCATTGTTCGTTTGGATTTTTTAAGCAAAGGAGACTATAAAAAGCATTTTAATGAAACTCTTGAAAGCTTTAGAGAAGATTATATCACCTGGAAAAAAGAAGGATTCCAGTACGAATGGGCCCGAGATTATGAAAGACAGTTCTCTCAATTTGTCGTTATATGAAGTTAAAATTAAAAAAATAGTTAGTATTACAATTAAAAACAAAAAAGATGGAGAGTAATAATCGTTATTTTCAATGGATTTTAGGAGATCGAAGAGGCGAAGTTGTTGTATTTGACAGTATTGTTGCCGAAGATGGCGAAATATACATTACATTTAAAGATCAATCTAGAATAAATGAAAAGTTAGTAGCGCAAATAAATTCAAGAGATCTTACTAATAAATGGATGGCGGAGGTTGATAGTCCTTCAAATATATGGAAATTTCGAAAAGTTGAAAAACCGCAAGAAAAAGAGAGACTTGAGCAAGATGCAAACACAGGCGTTAATTATGAGATTCCCACTGCTGATGAAATGGCACATGCAGATTTAACGCCCGGAGGAGGAGTAACACGCCCAACGCCATCATCAAAGAGAAAAAAAATTGAACTAGTTCCGCCTAGACCAACACCCGCGTCACATTCAGTTTTTGGAAAAATTCAAAGATCTATGACAGTACAAGAACCTATTTTACCAGAAGCTCATAATATTCAGCCGCAAACAGTTAATACTCCTGTACAACAGCCAGTAAAACCTACTTATGACACAACGGATCCCGTATATATTCTAATGTCAAAGGCCAAAAAATTAGACACAGAAATAATTATGGAAATGACAGTAGCGTTACCACCTAAAAACCTGTATGAAATAGCTAAAGAATCATTTGATGAAGGAAACACAAAATTTATCGATTATATAGTTTCTGAAATTACAGTAGATGAAATAAAAGAAGCGCTTAAAATCGCTATTAAGCAAATGTACGATGACTCTGAAATTAAAGATATTAATTCATAAATATATAATAAAATAAAATTATGGAAATGAATGTGAATGAAAATATCGAAAGAAAAACTATTGTTGAAGGAGACTGGGAGGACGTGATAGAAATAAAAAAACATTATTATCTTGTTTCTAAAAAACATCAAGTTACAGTATTGCCCTACACAATAGACTCAAAGGGCCTCCTAGACAAAGTCGGTGTTATAAAAGATTATAATTATGTTTTTGAAGAATATGATTATACGTTAATGAATGGATATGTAAATGAAGATGATGGTACCAATCTTGTAGCTGCTAATAGAGTTCTATATGAATTGCTTGGAATAAATATAACGAATGCTGATGATTGGATGTATCTTGGAAGTCTTTACAATAATTTAACTTCAGATTCAGCTATCGATCTATATTGCGTAGATCTTACAGATAAAGAATTACCAAAAAGCGAAGAAGTGCAAGAAGCATCTAAAAATATAAAGTTTAAGATGATAGATTCGTCATACGTCGTGACGTCAGATGATACACTTTTATTAGCAGCATTTCTTCGCTTGTTCAATTACTTTTACGTTAATAGTTTGCATAATAGTATAAAATAGTAAAAATTTCTATGAATATATAATATATGGAAGTTTGGTATACATATCATCAAATTATTGAAATATTTGGAATTTGTAAACAGACATTATATAACTGGAGAAAACAAGGACATATCAAGTTTAAAAAAATAACAAAAAAAACATATTTATATCAACTTCCTGAACTTAAAAATATTCAGGAAAATGAAAAGAAAACAACCTAATTTTTTCTATATTTACATTATAACTAATTTAATTTTGAATAAACAATATGTAGGTAGTCGATTGTGTTATAAAAATAAAATTGAAGAAGATGAATATTGGGGTTCTAGTAAATATCTGAATAAAGATTATAAAATTTATGGAAAAGAAAATTTTAAAAAAGAAATTTTAAAATCAGATTGTAAAGATAAAATAGAAATGTTAAATGAAGAAACAAACTTTATTTTAAAATATAATACATTAGCTCCTAATGGATATAATATAGTTTTGCCTACTCAACATTTAAAATTTCATAATGGTGGTTGTAAAGTTTGGAATAGTGGAAAAAAGAATTGTTTTTCAAAAGAAACTCGAGAAAAAATGAGAAATGCAAAATTAGGTACTAAAAGATCGGAAGAAGCAAAAAGAAAAACAAGTGAAACTTTTAAAATAAATGGTTCTAAAAAGAAAGAAAAACATCATATGTGGGGAAAACATTTATCTCTAAAACATAAAAAAGCATTAATAACATCACGAATAGGAAAAAAAACTATACATACAAAAGAAACTAAAGAAAAAATGAGTAAAGCAAAAAAAGGAAAAACCTGGGAAGAAATATATGGTATAGAAGGAGCTAAACAAATGAGAAAAAAACGTAAACAATTAAAAAATAAAAAAAATGAATCATAAAGAACGAAGAAAAATGAGCAAACGTTTAGGTATATTACAGTATCAACAAAAATTGTCTCGAAGTCGAAAATTTGATCTATTAAGAGAAAACATTATTTCTGGAAAGCAAATGCACAAAGAAAATGTTGAAAGAAATAGAATTCTTCATGAAAGATTACAAGATGAAAAAGATTCTCAAAAAATTTATCTTAAAGCTCTTGAAATATCTGAACATGAAAGACTCCCAATTGAAACAGCTATAGAAAAAGCTAAAAAGGAAATTTCTGAAAAAAAATAAACTTAATTTAATTCTACGGTGAAATTTTATATAACTGTCGAAGGAGTTGAAAAATTGAAAAAATCTTTTCTTAATTTAAAGCTCCTTTCAATAATTTATATTCCTGAAATTTTAGAACAATATGGCTATACATATTCAACTATTGATGACTATGGCTCATTTATAATTAGCAATCAAATAACTGAACTTATTAAAACATATGCAAAATCAAAGAGAATTAGGGGTATAATTTATTCAAATCCAAATATTAATGAAAATGTTTTGCCGAATCTTTTTGACATACTCGGAGAAATTGATACTATAAGTGAAGTTGTTTTATTTGATGACTATAATGTTCCTAAATTAACTCATCTATATAAAAATTTCGATGAAATAGTTTTCTTTCCATCTGTGAAAAAAATTCGTTTAATTGAGGCGGTAAGAATAGATAGATTATCACAATATAAATTTAAACCTTCTTAATAAAATTTATAAATTTTAAATATCAAAGCACGATCATAATGGTCGTGCTTTTTATTTGAATATATAAATAAAAAATATAAAACATATTATGGCTAAAGTTTCTAGAGTAGAACAATTTTTTAGAAATTGGAATAATGGAGTACACGATTGGGCAGCATTTGTAAGTGCAGTACCAGAATCTCCTTGTATGAAATCCCAAGTTTTAGCATTATATAAAATAGGATATCCTCATGATGAAAATAAACAAGTTGCTCCTCGTATAGCAAAATTACGAGAAGGTATAAAGGCTGTAGCTACAACCGAAGTCAAGGCAGGAAAAATAAAAATAAATAATATTGGAATTAAATCTCGTTCAAACGTATATTCTTCTATTAATGAAGACATAGTTGAAAATGTATATTCTGCAGCAAATTGGGTACGTCGTAATCGAAGACAAGAAGCTGAAAATATAGTAACTAGATGTGCTGCTGCGTATACAGCATCGACTAAATCAGATAAAGCAAATACAAGTAAAGATACAGAAGAAAATAAAGTTATAGCTGCAGATACGAATAAAACTCGTCCATTTGACCGTAGATTAGATAGATTAGAAGAATACACATTTAAATCTGAAACAGAACAATCAACACAAAAACCTACAAGATACGTTCCTTTTTCTTCTGATTTTGCAGAATTATCTACTACAGGATATTTAATTAGTCAAAAAACATTAAGAACGTCTTTTGAAAACTCTCCTGATTCTTTAAAAGAAAAACTTATAAAAGTACAAGATGAATATGATCAGATGGCTAAAAATGAATTTTATCAAGGCGTACCGGCGCTACAAAACTATTACGCTCTTATAAGATTATATGGATCTGACGGAGGAAAAACACTTGTCAATCAAAAGAATCAAAGAAGATGGTATGAAGTTGATTCAACTACAACAAAAGATGTTAATTTTGCAAGTACACCAACTACTTCAGCACTAATATCCTGGGGAGAAGGAGACCCTTATGGAAGAACTCCTTATCAATTCACAGATTTTGTGTTTTCAAAGTATTGGAATAAGATTGCAAATAATAGACTTATAACTCTTAGAAGATATGCTGCTCCTATTCTCGATAACTTAAAATTTCCAGGAATGATTAATCAACCTAATGTACAAAACTCAGAAAAAGGAACAACTACATCCACTACCGCAGATGATCCAGGAAGCACAAAAAGCGAAAGCACTGCATTTCCTCCTATGGCTACAGCAGTGACCTATTTTGGGGGAGAATCAGGAAATAGTTTGAATAGCATAATTCGATTTTCAACTGGGATGCCATGGGAAGAAATTCAAGCAAACGTATGGAATGTTACAACAGATACTGTTCCAAGTAACGAATCTGGTCC